TCACTCTGCCAGATGGCGCAATGCCATCTGGTATCACTTAAAGGTATTAAAAACAACTTTTTGTCTTTTTACCTTCCCGTTTCGCTCAAGTTAGTATAAAAAAGCTGAACGTGAAACATTAAAAACCATTAATATCAATGCATTACAATATCTTTAGTCTAAAAAATAGACTACATAATGCGACAAAACACAACATATCCAGTCACTATGAATCAACTACTTAGATAGTATTAGTGACCTGTAGCAGAGCATTAGCGCAAGGTGATTTTTGTCCTCTTGCGCTAATTTTTTGTCAACGCACTGGGTTAGTTGAATTTACAACCATGCTCAGTATCTCGATAAACGCAGAGAAATGATGCAGTGGTGGGCAGATTGGCTTGATGAAAGTGTGCTGTAATCCTCATATCCAACCTAAGAGATATGCACAATTTTGTGAATAAGATATTGAGAATTAGCGAAAAGTTTTATTTTGCGTATCATCAATTCAGAATACAAAGTCACATGCTAATGTTCTGCATTGGTATCTTTTGCTTATCCATGTCTACATTATCGCCAAAATAATAGGTTTTGCCTATCAATTATTTGAATTACTTCCATGAAATTATAACGCACTTGTAATTTTTGATTATTTTTACCTCTCAAGTGTTTTGTTTCTTCTATCTCTTTGTATTTTTAGCGAAAGTATGCCATATTGCATTCTAATATAACGTGGCGTTGTTTCTGTTTAATGATTTAAATAGTTCAACATAATATTTGCTAACAAATTATATCCAAGCAAATCATATGATATTATCATTACAATATATTAGAGGAATAGCATCATTACTTGTTGTTTTATTCCACTTCAGATTCTTGCTAAATGAGCACTACTCTCAGAAAGATTTGGGTGACCTATTATTTGGGAATGGGCTGTCTGGAGTTGATATATTCTTCATATTAAGTGGATTTATCATCGTATACTCAACAAGAAAGAAGGAAGTTAATGATACTTTCTCATTCTCAATTAGAAGAATATTTAGAATATACCCATTACTAATCACATGCTGTTGCATGTATTACATAATAAACACTCAATTTCTAACCTATGCTACAGTTGAAAACTTTAGAACATTACTTATTTCCATCATTCCATTAAATATAAACTGGAATGAAGGCGCTCCATTCTTTGCCTATAATCTTTTGTACCCGGCCTGGACGATAACATATGAAATTGGTTTCTATGTTTTTTTCGGGGTATCAATGTCTATTTCGCATAAATACAGAACAATTATCTGTTCTGTTTTTATAATCATGGTGGTCTCATTTACACAATACTATGTGAATGGAAATATATCATTTTCAGGTGATGTTAGTGCAGGGTTATTTACAGATAACTGGTTATTAGGATATACAAATGTTATTACATCTCCAATGATGTATGAATTCGTTATTGGGATGTTTCTTTCTGAAATATTTACAAACATCAACGAAAGAAAAAGTATTAAAAGGATACTTTCAAAGTATTCGCTTCAAATACTATGGATTTCATGTGGTATATCCATAATATTATTCATTATCCAGCGACCTTATGGGCATGGATTGAATGGATTTGGGACTATGGCGATGATACTTATTGCATCATCATTAGTATATGAATACTGCAATATAACACCCAAAATAAAAATATTTAATTTCCTTGGTGAAATATCATATTCTTTATATCTAATTCACGCCGTGATACTTGCTTTGTTCTTCTATTATAAGGCAGACCTTGCTGAAATTGGCATAACTGGTGGATTTTCTGTGTTTTTTTCCTTGGTTATTATCTCAATAACTGCATCATATCCAATATATATTCTCATTGAAAAGCCAATGATAAATATAGGCAAACGTTTAATTGACAAGAGAAACAATAGCATTAATAAAAAAGAAACCGAAATAACAGCGTGATAATGACAAAGTTAGTGCCGGGATACCCCGGCACTTTTTAATCTATTTCGTAAGTGACAGTGATTATCACCTCTGCATTATTACCCAAAACATTTCGATATATATTCATATTACCTGATAATGTAGTTGCTCCAGTAAGAGTTATATAACTACTATTTGCATCAACCCTTGGAAGTAAAGCGGTAACTGCTGTTGTTAAATTATTATAGTAGCCTGTACTTCCAACATATGCAGCTTTATTGCTTGATACATATGGTAACCCTCCAATTCTGAAACCATCTCCTGACCCAATTAAAGTTATACCAAGGTGACATGTTGCCGTTATGATATTGCCACTCCTGACATAATTTCCTTTCTGCTGATAATATGTGGCATTACCACCTACAGTCGGAATCCAAACTCCAGTTTCTATATCACCACATGACCAGTCTTCTGCTGTTGTTAGTTTTCCAGTAACAATAAATTTACTTCCCCCACCAGAATTATAAGGAACAAAAATTGGATTTATTCTTGCATAAGTGTTACCGGTCTGCTCATTAAGATCATTTCTACCAATAAGAACCTGACCATTTTCAAAGTTTGATATCTGGCAGTCAGTTACACTCCAGCCCCTTAATTTTACATCAGCATCCATGACGCCAATAAGCTTGCCAGCGTTACCAATTTTTTCTTTATGCATATTTACATACACATTTCTTACCGTAACAGACTGAGGGAACAGATAATTAGCAGGATTGGTTTTATCACTTAAAACAGATATTACCCAAGGTCTGTATTGAGTACTTACTTCACAATAAAATCCATCAATAAGTGTTCCAGATGCCGCTGGTCCAAGTAGTATTCCACCTGTAGAGTGATGCGCACTACCTCCAATTACTCTCCCCTTAACGCAGTTAATATAGGCAAAATATCCTAAATCTTGATTGTCATAGGCTGACATAGCACAGTCTCTAACTGTTACTCGCGAATTTCCTCCATCATAAGCTGAGCCATCAGTTTTCTTACCAACTATTGATATAAAGTTACCAATAGCAACTCGACTATAAAAAGTTTTTTTATAACACCCCTCAATTAAAATATCCCAGTTTTCAAACTGAGCATATATATCATAAGAGCTGGCGTTCCCATAATCTATGAAATCACAATATCTTATTTTCGGCGTATAAACGGCACTTTTTATCTTTATACCACCTAATGCTCTCTCCCCACCTGTGAATCTAATGCCAGTAACGGTGTAATCGCCTTGATAGAAATTATCTGCGGTAGGATTATTTTCGTCAGAATCATCACCCAATATAATAGCAAATTCACTCCCTGAATAATTAATTGTAGCCCCCTTATTTGAATATATAGTTACAGGCCTTATAAACTCCAAAGAATTACTTATTAGATACTCTCCATAAGGAAAAAAAATCTCAACTGGTGGTGAGTACTTAGGTCTGGAGTTTACGTAATTCATAATATTGATTACACCAACATCATCATTCGTGCCATCACCTTTAAACCCAAAGTCTTTCGCGCTCACAAAATCTGCATTTTTATCGTGCTGTGCTCTCTCGATTGCCATAGAGAGAGGTTGTTTTACACGAACAACTGAATCATCAACTAATAATGGCCCATTTTCAGATAGCAATCTTTCCTGAAATTGATCAGGATCATACTTCAGCACATTAGGAAAATAGAACTGCTGCGAACCATACGCATCATAAACAGCCATAGAATGACCTTGCACAGTTACGAATTTGGCAATCTGCCCGTTATATACCGGATATCCAGCAGCGTTAATGATGATTGGCTGTGCAACAGAAACGTGAGAGCCGTCTTCGTTTTCCACATAAACCTGAATCTGGTTTTCAGGATTTACAGGGTCAGTGTCAATTTTACCGATATAAATTTTGCCATTGGCTACGGCTTTAAAAGAACGCGCCATAGTGAAAAGTTGCGAAGGCATCGATACGATCACATTGGCTGTAATGTCTGTCATTTAATTTGCTCCAGATACAAGGAATCGCCGCAGCATGGCTACGGTGAGTATTTGTTTGCTTTTTGCACTACACTTTTTGTGTAGTGCTATCTCTCAAGGCCATAGCCGCTGAGTAGCTACGGTGAATTTTGGGCATAAAAAAACCCAGCCGAAGCTGGGTCGTTGCGTTGGTTATCTGTCAGTAGTTATGTACTGGCTGAAGGATTTGTACAAAAACCCACCTGACGGTGGGTTTCATAATTAGATTTCTGGTTTCATTCTTCCAAAAACCTTTTCTATTCCTTTTTCGTATTCTTCTCTTGTCTCACTCATCGCTGCGACCCCAAGAAGCTTACCGATATGCTGACGCAAAGCCTTGACACCAATTTCAGAAAGGAACAGATGCAACTTATCAGATTGTTTTCCGTTCTCGTCTCGGCTGGCTCGAATCTGTTCAAGGATTTTACCTTTACTCTTTGCTAGCGGGGTGTATATCTGCATGTTGGTTAGCTGCCCAAAACGAATAGGCCGTCCTTTCTCTGGCCTATTCAGGCCGTACAGTCGATACCACTCCTCGTATAGCTCATCTGGAAATTCCTTTTCATATTGACGAGCTTCTTCACGAACAAACGCTTTGAACTCGTCAATGACAGCCTGAACTTCTGGACGATAACCAGCAAGCGCATACGCAACCCCCTTAATTCCCGCCTTAGCGGAGGCATTAATAAGTCTCTGTGCTGCGGCGGCTGCCTTTAACCGTGATTGTGGTAGATCGTCATTATCTTTGGCTTCTATTAGTGCCCTACCAATATCAACAATTGCTGTAATGTCATAACCTAACGCTTGATGAACGGTTTTAGACTTCGAAGTAAGTTGAAATTTATAGGGATTTTCCATTTTTCGCTGCAATTCTAGATCTCGGTATTTGCTCATATACTGAGCGCCAAGTAGTTGATCTAAATCCCTGGCATGTTCACCAATCCCTAGCAACTGAGATAATCCAGTTTTCGTAACAACGACAGTTTTCGACTCGTCATCCAGTACATAACATTCAGCATCAATGCCAAAATCATCTAAAAAGTTACCACGATGAGTTGCCCTGAGAATCTTACTTTTCCATCTTGCAGCAGCTGCTTTCTTTGCTATTTCAGAACGCTGCTCTTTAGTCAGCGACTTTGCGCGAGCGATCCCGCCCTTAGCTTTCCCTTCACTACTTTTCTTTTCTGTCATAATGCAAGCACCTTGTTGTGATATATGCTTGCATTATATACACTGTACACACATACAAGCAAGCATAAAACCAAAACAAAATGCTTGCATTACAACCGCGCTACTCCAACTACACATTATCATCTGGTATCCTGCACAAAACTAAGGAGGTTGGTGTGCTTGAATGGTTTCTGTTGGCTGCATTAGTCGTTTCTGGTTTGGTGTATGAGTATCGAATGCACTCTCTAACAAAAAAATAGGAATTCTAGAAAACGAATATTGTGCTCTCAAATCCTCACTGGAACGTGAGCAAGGGGACTTAAAAATCTCTCTGTCTAGCATTGAGCGTTCTATAGAGAGCTTAGAGGATAAGGTTGATCGTATAAAGAATGAGGATATTCATGATATTAAGGACGACATATCCTTCTTAAAATCTTGGTTGAAAAATGTTGGGAAAATTGCCACATCAACACGAGATAAGCTCAATCCATCCATGGATGACTAATTACTCCTGTGCCATTCCGCTTAGCGATGCCACAATTCCAGCTCTTGCTAAACGCTGGAACTCTTCGTTTCCTAGTGCCTCGCGTATTGCTTTTACGGCGGCCTTATTTGCCATAAATCTGCGTTCCGCTGCCGCTAATGCTTCTTTGCTTCCGCCTGCTCTTACTGCTTTAGTGGCTTCCTGAACTGCTTTCTCTATCGCATACCGACCACTACGTGTGGTGGCAATTTTAGATACAGCGCCTTTTAACCCAGCGCCAACTAAAGCACCTGCGGCAGCGCCTGCAATGCCTCCTCCAGCGCCACCAACAATGGCACCTGATGTTGAGTTGGCAATTGCATTTAACACTGTTGATGTGACGTTGGATAAACCAGCATCCAGATCGCGTAGTACATTGGCAGTTCTCCCTGTTCTTTCAATATACTGCTGAGGTTTCACTGCTGCTCTTGCAAGAGTGCCATACGCATCAGCAATTCTTCCAAGCTCTGAGGAATATCTGCTAATGGCTTTTACATTTTGTGGAGTGAGTATCTCTGCGATATGGTTAATTCCTGCTGCATCAGCTTTGCCACCACGTACACCATGCGAGATGGCATCCTGCAACATTGATGATATAGCAGGAACACGCTCTGATTCTGGCAGCGCGCGGATCATAGAATGGAATCCAGCAGGACCATTAAGACCTTTAGCTGACGATGATTGAAGGGATTTTACTCCATTCGTAATCAGTGCATCTGTTGCCAAATCACGCCCGAAAACAGACTCTGCACTCTCTTGTGCTGATAACCTCGCTTTAGACAGATCATTAGCTTTTTGCCAGTCATCAAGAAATCCGCCGTTTTCCGCCATTGTGCGCATATCATCAGTAATTGCCCGGCGTATTTCCCCTGCTCTCCTTGCCGCATTTGCCTCTCCGCTACGCTTATATTTTTGCTCCGCATCAGCAAATTTCGCTCTCCATGCTTTCATGCCATCAAATGTTACTCCACCTTGATTGTTTGCCTGAACAAACTGTTTCATTTCAGGAGTAAGCGGTATGCCGGCAGATCGCTCTGCCTGAATAACGGCATTACCATTTAGCATTCTTGCTTTTTGATTTGGCATTGTTGACCGTACGTCATCCCATGCCGCGCGCTCGGCATCCTTCATCTGATCAAGATTTTGAAGAATCCTTTGTTTTATAGCCGCACTTTTTTCTGATGCCGTTCCAGATGCGGCCCCAAATTCATCAAGGTTTCGACTTAACTTTGATGATATTTCGTTAAATGCTGCCTGATGGGCGTCCTGAACAATTCCTGGTGTTGATGCCAATGCGCCTTCGGCTTGTGCAATTCCACGACTTCCAGATCGCATTCCTGGTGTTAATGCGTTTATATCAATTCCAGCAGACTCAGCCGCTTTTGCTACATCTTCGGACACATTAGCGGCCTGACTGGCAATTGACTGACGCCCAGCACCTGACTTTGCCATCCTGGAAACATCATTAGCAGAATTCAGTGCTGCACCACCAAGAGCCTGTGAAACCCTTGGCGCAATAACGCGCCCGACACCTGAAAGAACGCCTTGAGCACCAATATTGATACCACCGTTAATGGCAGCATTTTGTGCAAAGTCGCCCTCCTGATTTGCAGCATCAGCAAGAGAACCTGCAATCATGTTTCCTGCGGAACCGATATCTCCAGCGAGCTTTGCTGTCGCTCCAGCAGCTTTTGCCGCTGTGCCAATTGGCAGGAGATACCCACCAAATGTTTCACCGGCTTGCGCCCAACGGTCTGTCGGTCGATCGACAGGGCGATAAACATCATCCAAAACCTTGGGGCCACCAAGCCCATGGCTGATTGCATTAATCAGACTTGCGCCACCCTGCAATACGTCAAATGGTATGTTTACCAGACCACGACCAGCCTGTTCTGCAATTTGCCCTGCACTTTGACCACCTGTGAGCCAATCGCCAGCTTGTTGCATCAATGATGGTTCTTCTTTCTGCTGCTGATGCGGAGGGTATGCTGCATAAAACTGATCTCTTGCTTCAGCCCATTTGTCACCAGCCTTAGGGGCAACAACCTCATCAAAATATTGCGCTTGAGCCTGTGCTTTCTGTTCTTCAGTTAACGCCTGATACTGTGGAGAGGCGATAACATCTTTCCATGCTTTAGCCATTAATCACCCCATAGTGAAGAAAAGTTACTGCTGGCTGCTGGCTGTGATACCTGTGCAGGTTGAGATTGCTGCCGCTGAGATTTACCAACATTAACGTTATATTGTTGGTTGTAATTGTTGGTGTATTCCTGAATCTCACGAATCGACTGCTGCATAGCCTCCGGGCTTGAATAGTCAACCTGCGGCATCCCCTGAAAATACATCTTCGCTTCTGCAACGGTGTTAATACCACTGGCACCCATGTCCCTTGCTGCCGCCACACCCTGTTTCTGCATTCTGCCCTGAATACGTTGTGCTGAGTTATATAACTGGCGCTGCTCTTTTCCCGTTAATCGGCTGCGAACATCAGCACCAATTGCTGGATTACCTGCACCGCCTGTCATTCCTGTCATGAAATCGAGAGCAGAAGCGTCTGCATTTGCGATCGCGTCGATATCCTTCTTCATGGCATAGTTTTGTGCTGATGCAGACGATGTTGCCGGCGCAGCGATTGAACTGGCAGGAACGCGAACCATATTCCCCTCGTTGTCGATGCCTTCGTAGAACGCATTAGCCCCAGCGCCGTGAAGTTTCCCTCCTACCGTTACAGTTCTGCCATCTGATAACTGAACTGTACGCTCATCATTCCCAGCGGTTCCTCTTGTTGACGCTCGCTGCATTGCCAAATCCTGCCCGCGTCGCGCAGTAGAAGCAGATAAGTCCTGACCGCGCATCGTGATGTTCTGACCTCGTGCTGTTAGCGCCTCTCCAGCCTGATTGCTGCGGATTGTCTCTGCCAGCCTGCCTCGGTCAATTTCACGACCAGCCATCTTGTCCTGAACATTGAAGTAATCAATCGGACCAAGAGCAGCCATCCCAAGGTGATCAACAAACTCACCAAATCCTGAAGGATTCTGCTGATACATCTGAGCAACGCTGTTAGGGTCAACACCGACGCGAGTCAGTTCCTTGGCGTTGTTTTGCAGCCATGATTGCATTGCTTCTGGAGACGATGACGCAAGGCGTGCGCCAGCCGCTAAGGTGCCGATAGAATTACGCTGGTCTTCATCAATGAATCCCATGCCTTTACGAACGGATTCAATCTGGTCTGGATATTGAGTAGCCAACTGACGCAAAGCACCGCGATCACCAGACGCATAAGCATTAGCGTACGCCTGCTGAAATTCTTTCTGCCGCTGAGCCTGCTTCTCCTGCTGAAACACCCCCGCAATACCTGAAAGGCCTTGCAAAGCAGTCAGCCCAACATTGTTAGCGCCTGAACGCTCAATATCATTGTTCTGCCTGATAAGCTGAAGCGTATTGCCGATGTCATTTACGCTCGGAGCGTTTGAGTTGACGCCGCCGATACCAGCCAACAATCCGCCATTTGATCCTTGCCAAGTAGCCATGATTACCCCTTAAAACAACGAGCCAAGCAATCCGATACCAGCACCAATGCCAGCGCCCCAAGGTGTTGATGTTCCCAAAAGGCTGGCAAGACCTGCACCGGCAATCGCACCAGACGTGCCACCGCTAATTGCAGTCTGAAGACTTGATGGTTTATTGGCATTAGCAGCGGCAAGAGCTGCGCTTTGCTGTGCAATGCTGCTCATGTTGTTGGCGTACGTCTGCCCGGCGTTTGCCTGACCTTGCAGAGCACCAAGCCCAACGTTTGCCAGATTGTTGTAATTGCTCATCTGGTTTGATAACCAAGACTGACCGAGAGTCGGCGCGATCGTAGCCAGTTGATTGCTTGTGGCTGTCGAACCAAGTCCTCCCGTAGCCTCCGCAGCAGCAAGACTCTGGTAACGAGCCTGACCTGCAAGGTCTTTATACTGCTGAGAGTTGTAATACTGATTAAGTGCCTGCCCCTGACCTTCCAAACTGGAAAGGTTCTGAAGCTGGTTAACATACTGCTCCGCAAGAGGCGTGAACGGAGCAAGGTTTTTCATGATCGTCTGCCACTGCTGATTTTGCAGGTCTGCGGCATACTTCTGAGCTTCTGCGGCATACTTTGCACTTTTATCAGAACTGCCACCTTTCCCGCCTTTTTCATGGCAATAAGGTTCCTCGCCGCGCAGTTTTCTGCCCAGCTTAAATGCATATAACATGGCTATCTCCCGTGATTCAGGAAGTCGATTAGTTCTTCGCGTGTGGCGCTGTAAAACGTCACGTCATCCACGCCTTTGAAGTATTTCTTGATGGTTCCGACACGCTTAAGGCCAATCATTGCGCAGTAAATCTGCCCGTGGCGGAATTTGCGTGCGGCGAACGATGTGACGCACTGAACGGTGGTGTTAGTCAGAATGTATCGCCAGAACGCCAGCCCGATTTCCTTGCTGAAGCCGCGAATCTCTGGCAGGTACATGGCGTGGCAATCGAATGTCAGCGGCTGAATCTCCTGATAGTAAACAATGCCGCCGAACTGCCCGTGCACGTTCACCTCAAAGTAACGGCAATCAGGTTTGTAGTCGTATCCATCACCGTTGTTGCTTCCGGCAATAATGTCAGGGTGATTTCCGACTGCTTCGATCAGGTCGATGTTTCGCGTTGGTTTGAACTGAATCATTACTGCTCCGCGATTATCTTGATGGTTGTGGCAGTAAACGCCGCACCATTAGACTGAATGGTTAACGTGCTGCCATTTGTGGCAAGAAAGCCGTCTTTATCCACGCTGAAGAACGTAGCTAACAGGATGTTATCGGTTGTTGTCGCCGAGTTGCGACTGCTTACCAGAGTGTCAGGAACAGAGCCGGAAAAGGTTAGCTGCATTGACCTGTTGGAGGTTCCGCTGGGCCACGTCCCGACGATCGACAGCTTGAATAACAGGGTTTTGTTCTCGTTGAACACAACCATCTTGTTGTTAACGGTGTCGAAGAATGGTGCCAACGAGCCGGATGACGGCGTGAGCGTTTTCAGCAGGCTAACAAGGTTGGTCGGCGCTGTCGGAATGGTTACAGATACGCCAGAGTAAACAACCTCTGACTTTTTTCGAGTAGTGGCATACTCCAGAGCATCAATGCGCGTTTCATGGTCTGAAAGCGTGTTTTGAATGGCGACAACTTCATCAGTCAGATAATCAATATCGTTTTCTGCTGTCGTTAATCGCGAATCAAGGCCGACTATCGCCGCTTCTGCGTTAGTGATCCTTGTTTCGTGGTCCTGAATCTTCGCTTCAGCTGATGCCAGTCGAATTTCGTGATCGACCAGAATCACATCCTGCGCATCGTTCCTGACTTGTGCGTCATAAGCGCCCTGCCCTGCTTCATTGGCCTTGTTCGCCACGTTACCAACATCTGTACCTTGCGCGATAACGTAAAGCAGATACGACTGCGAGAAGATATTGCGTGGAAGGACTGATGTATCGAGCCGCGTAGCCTGGATGATTACCGGCTCATTGAGATTCGAATCAGCCATTACTCGATCCTTATCTGGCAACCAGACAGAGTGACAGGTGACTTCGTGATAACGCGCAATTTGAAGCCAATGTTTTTCCTGATGCGCCCTACTTTCTTCCACAAAACGCGTTTGTCGTAAACGAACGGTTCATTCTGCTCAATCATCTGCTCACGCCCGTAATTGATGCCGTCAGTGGTTGCAGAGAGGAACAGGCGGTCGGCGTACTGCGCAACGCCAGTTGACGATTCAACCTCAAGGTCGAAAACTCTGGCGTTATCCGCTTTGAACAACGGAGTAAACAGCAGGTGTTCCTGTTGCTTGTCGTACTGGCTGCTGATGTCGAATTGCAGTTTCCCGGTAACAGATTCCAGCTTATCGCCGCACGTTATCTGATTGCCTTCGTAAATGAAGTCGATAGCGCGGTACACATCGTCATACAGGCCTGTTTTCAACACACACCATTGCGGACCATTGGCGCTTGAAGATGCGTCGTAAACAAGAACATGGCGCGGAAGGTGGATAATCAGCAATTCATGAGCATCAAACCGCAACGATTCCATCACGCCATCAGCCAGTTCATCAGCAGTGTAGGAGCGTAGTATTTTCTCAATGCTCGCGCTGGCGATTGGTGACACCTGACCGGAGCCGATGATGTATACAGACGGCGCACCTGTTGCCGGATTGCTGATGAACGCATACGAATCAGCAAACGGCGTTTTGCAGTAAGTCCCGGCGATTCCTTTTTGCACCATCAACGATGGCTGGGCGACATACAAAGCGGCACCAACAGTGGTTGCGCCCGTCAGGGAGAAATATTCAATCGTCGATGAGCCAAAGCAGACGATGAAGTCTCGCCATGTTCCGATGCCGATGATGCCGTCAGGCTGCGACTCGGCACGATATTGTGCGCTGTAGCGGTCAGGATGCGATTCGTCTTCAGGGTCAGTGATAAACCATGAATCTGTGCCGTCTTTTGACCACGCATAACGCCCACGTAAGCGCGTAATGTCGCGGACTGAGCCTAACTCATACTGAGTAAAACCGCTGTCTGTAGGCCAGTTTGAGACGGTTTTAACCGTGCCGTCATAACGATACTCGACCAGTTGACCATTAACGCCTACCGCCTGTGATGTCCGACCATGCGCCATTGATACACGACCACTTCCGGCGACGTCACCGACTTCACTTTCGCCTTTGTACAGCTTGCCACCACACACACGATAAACAGCATTCTGCGCCATGTTGTACTCAACTCCGCGCGATACGCCGTTCACATCAGAACGTTTGGCAATGCCCGGGAATGAGCGAAGATATCCGCTGCTGTTCAGGATTTCTTTGGGTGTAGCCAACATATTCACTGGCAGATAGTCGATATAGTCGGCGTTTCTAAAGTCTTTGCCGACACCTTTCATAAGCGGAAGTTGCTGAATCGGCATTTATTCACCTCACGTACTCGGATCATCTTTCTCGATGTAAAACCGATTCCACGTAAACGCGCTTTTGTTACCACTACCGCGAGGCATATCATTTCGCCGCTCAAGTGGTGGTATTTTGGTTAAAGCGATACAGATTGTTTGATATGCACTGTCAGCAGCGGTAAGGAGAGCGTCTGACGGCTGAATGACGTTATCCATGCACACTTGCACAGCGAGTTTCAAAGCGACGCCATCATTTGCCCATGCAGGGATACCTGAATCATCGTCAGGTAACGGCATGATGCCGTTTTCTGTATCAGCAAACTGATACCCAAGCTCGATACCTTTCGCCTGCCATGCTGCCATCATGTCTTCGAGGTCATTAATGGCATCTTCAATTGCCTGAGGGTCAGCATCTGTCAACGTGGCATTGGAATACAGCCCGGCTTTTCGTAAAGCCTTTAGAACGAGATCACCCTTCGTTTTCGCCATCTTCTTCCGCCTTAGCCACTTTTTGCTTCGTTGCGGTTTCTTCAGGAGTTTTTACCCAACCTTTTTTCAGGTGAGATTTAACTTCTTCGTCATCAACAATGATGTAATCGACAGCAAACTGACCACAGGTGATCATGTTGCCAGGCTTATAGAGCATTGTTCGTGCCATTGTCTTCTCCCAATAAAAATGGGGCCGAAGCCCCACCAAAATTACTGCCCGGCAATAACGATGCCCGTATATTCAGGAACAAGTACAGAGCAACCGTACAGGGTGGTGAAACGCGCAGTGGTTACACCTTTGATGTGGTCGAAGGCGTAAGACATGATCAGCGTAGCGCCCTGCTCGGTGGTTGCTGTCATTACCTGTGGACCCTGACCAGTCGGGAACGCCAGCTTGCCGTACATCAGTTCAACAGAACCATCAGCCCAGAACAGGTTAGCCGGTGCGGCATTTTTGTTGAGAATGGTGATTGCTGCGCTACTTGCCGCATTAGCATCAACGTTTGCATATGGTCGGCTGGCGACATCCGCGTTGTCAGGCGGCAGAATTTTCGGGGAGATAGTTACTGTCGTTCCGCTTACTGCCAGAACGCGGAATACCTGCGGCTGCCCGGTGGTATCTTTGGTGATCTGGTGTACAGAATTCACCCCTGCGATGGTAAACGCATCGCCAACCTGCAAACCTTCAGCAGATACCGTAATGGTCCCCTGTCGGTTATCCACTGGCATATCGTTAGCATCTTTGGCTTCAACCTTGTGCGCAGGTGCTGCTGCCAGCGTAATGGAAGTTGCTGTACCCTTCGGAACACGACCAGAAATATCGGTCTTGTAGCTATCGAAGGACGCAACCGGAGGGATTTGCGCTTTTTCGTATGCTGTCAGGGTTGCGCCCTGAGCATAGGCACGGTGACCAAGCTCGCCAGCAAGGTCTTTGTAGTTGAAGGGGTTCCAGAAAGAGCGACGGTTGATACCCTGAGGTACACCAATCGCCGTCATGGTGGCATCAATACCTGCCGCACAGTTCCACAAATCACGGCCCTGTGAACCTGTGGTTGAGTCAGCCATCGTGATCACGTTAGTAGCACGCTGCGTAACCATGGAAATCAGGTCAGAGTCAATCTGTGCAGCAAGGCGCATACCTGCGGCGCGACCAGCTTCAGTTTTATGTTCCGGGTCACGCATTTCACGCGCATCCAGAGTGTACAGAATGTTTTTCGGCTCCTTGAACACAGAAGGAACAAGGCGCTGAACCAGTGCTGTTGGCGTTTTGCCGCTGAGGTCTAGGCCTTCCTCAATGTTCATGTGGTAATGCTGCGGACGATACAGAACATCACCTGCTCGCTGCATTGCTGTATCACCGGGACGGAATTTTTTAGCGTTACGGGAAACTACGCAGGCGGCCTCAAAGCCTTCAACGTAGTTTTCGAACATGATTTCAAGGTCTTTTGCTAATTGGTTAGCCATGCTTAATGCTCCGATAGGTTATTTTTTTGCCTTTTTAGCGGCGAAATACGGCGTCCAGTCACCAGTTTCCAGCGCCTTGGCTTTCAGTTTGTCGAGGTTGTTGATTACTGCGCCGTTGCTCCCCTTAACTGTCGGGGTTGTGGCTGCCGTGGTTTTTGCTTTTGGCATGATTCTGGCCTTCGATTCGATACGTTCCAGCAGACGACCAATTGCTACGGGGTTGGTAGCTTCTGCCAGTTGCTTGCGCAGTTCAGCGTTGCGACCGAGTGCCAGAACAACGATTTCCGGCTTCTCTGACTCAAACAAGATCGCGTTTTGTGTCTCGATGGGGATTTCCTCGAGTACGGTCTGCTCAGCTTCCTGATAGCCAGGAACTTTGAGAGCCTTAACACGTTGCTGATATTTGGATAATCGCTCTTGATAGGCAGCCTGAAGCTCCTGCTCCTTCTGCTTGCGAGCCATCTCCTGTTGCTGGTACTTGCCGTTATCCTCTGCCCACTTAGCCATGCGTTGCTGGTAGATTTCTTCATCGAAACCGATGTCCTCATCATCCAGTTTTGGCATTCGCGGTGGTTGAGTGATTACCGGCTGCTGCTCGACGGGTTTCTGAGACTGACGCATCAGCTCTTTCAGCTCGCGGTCCTTCTCTTTAATCGTCTTGCGCAGGTGTTTTACCAGTCCATGCTCTGCGCCATCTTCGCTGGTTGGCGAATCCAGCTTTTCGTCACCAAAGTAGAATTCCTGTTCTGATTCGTCGTCATCAGTTTCAGTAGCTTCCTCTGCATCATTGCCGGAGGACTCACTGCCATCTTCTGTTTCGACTTCTTCAGCCAGTTCGACATCATCAGGAATCTGCTCTGACGCGTCGGTTTCGATTTCAACTTCTGGTGTGTTTTCTGCCATCTGGTCCATTTGTTACCCCTGTTTACTCGATGTTCAGCCCATCGGAAGGCAATAGGGTGCCAGGCCTCATAAAGACAGCCATTGCACGTTATGGGTTAATTACTGCTGTGGTTGTTGCTGAGTTGATTTTTGCAGGATGCTGCTGATGTCCATGCGCTGCGCATGGCCCTGTGCCTGACTTTTCAGGACAAGCTCCGCATCAGCACGGGCATTGTCTCCTTGCTGTTGCTGGAACTGTCCGAGCAGTTTCAGAGCCTCGCGGATATCAGATTTCTGCTGGCTATCGGCAGATGCGAGGATTTTCACAACATTTGCCGCTGCAACCTGAGCATCAGTCTGTGCCTGGAATGCTTTAACCTGAATGGCTGCCTGTTCGTTCTGCGCTTTCTGCAATTCAGCCTGACCAGCAAGAAGCTGACCTTGCGCAGCAACCATAGCCGGATCCGGCTGACTGGCCTGTTGTTGTTTCGCCTGCTCAACCATCTGCTGTTCTTCTGGTGTTCTCGGCTTAATAACGCCAGACAGAAGCAACTGATTGCGGTTGTATTCTTTAAGGTCGTCCATCCCTTCGCCGTCCATATTGTCGAGAATCATCGACGATACAAGGTCATGCTTCGGCGTTCCTGGCGGGATAAGTGCCAGCATGGAAAGTAACGACTTAACCGTTGCATCACGGCGAGTAGCGAACGACTGACCGACATCGACAGTCACTTCATAGTTACCCTGCGAAAGGTCGTTAAGCGCGATAACCTGCCCTGTCTGACGGTCAACCACTTCACCAGTCATCAGCGCCACGTCATCGCTGCCGTCCTCATTAACGATGCGCATTGGCGTATCGCTGCCATAGACTTCACGCGCCATAGAAAGCCACACAACGCCAGCGCGGCGCATGGATTTAGCCATGTTGTCCATGTAGATATAGGACTGCGTGTCCATCCGGTTAAAAATGCTATCAACGGTATCGGTGGCGACGTTGCTCGGCATGTTCTCAAGCTGCGACGCACCTGTAATTTGCTGAATAGCCGTTCCGGTGTACTGCAATAGCCCGGCAAGAGCAGGAGGCATTTGTGTTGGAGGAGTCCAGCCAGCAACCTGAGCCTCTGAAATGACTGTTCCGTTTTTGTCCTTCTTGCTGGTCATAGGAAGAACTGCTGGTCTTTTCTTATTCCTCTCTGCCCAGTGATTCATTAATGGACCGGGAATGAAATCAACATCCACGATAGGAATGCCATCACCGCCAGCCTGAGTAGCGTTATCTGCAATCATGGAAACCATCAGGTTCTCAAGACGCTGTGCATCCATCGCTTTTGCTGCGTGGCCTTCAATTCGCTCCTGATTATCAACAAATGAGCGACGCCCATATACCGGGATGAGAGGAATATGTTCACCCGGAATACGCTTCGGTTCTTCCAGCCATTCAGCGCCAGACAGAAGACCGCAATAAACGCGGCGCTTCTTCACCGTTCGCTCGCCAATCAGTTCGAATGCACCATCGGTCAGCTCGTCGACAATATCTTTGATTTGCTCTTCATCATAGATTGCCGTTTCTCCGCTAACAGGGTTGCGCCACGCCGTGAGCTTCACCTTCTCTATGCGAACTTCGTAGTAGCGTCCAACATAGATGGCATCGGGCGTTGACCAGTCATATTGAGTGCCAGTGTCATCACGAGAAAGGCTTGCCGCGATGGAATCAGGGTATTCAGCCTCGAACGCTTTAGGCGTCATGGAGAACATTTCCATAGCCCACATAGCATCAGAGCGGTCATATTGCTTGCTGTCCTGATCGAAGAAGACGCATGTCGCTGGGTCGTAAACAGGAAGAAGACTGATGCGTCGCTGCTCGTTACTCGGATCCATTTCATCTTCGTAATCGGCACACATGCGGAAACAACCGAATCCGCCCGTTACAGCATCATCAAATGCGTTATCACACGCTTCGCCACCGGATGTTTCCTGATAGTCAGCGCGGAATTTGCCGTTCATTTTTTCGGCTAACGCTTCCGATGCCTTGTCATCCTTAGGCCTGAACTTAACGCTGATGCGATTCTGTCGATACTCGCCAATGATGCGATCACATTCACGGGCAATCTTATTCAGTTCAAAGCGCGGGTAATGCTCAAACCTGCCTTCATCAAATGAGTAACCAGCGTTTGTGCTGCCTTCCCACTGTGCGCCGGATACCCGGACGAAACGTTGAGCCTCAATAATCTGCTCACGCATATCCTGCGTTGCTGACCAGGCATTATCAAAGTTGCACAGCACCTTGCGATGCCAGTCAGTCATCTTTTTTTCTGCCATATCAACCTACACCACAAGGAATTGAGTAACTGGAATAGTCGGGTTGCGAAGCCGACTCCGGGCAATGCATACACATCATCAGCGCATCAGCCAGGTTAGGAGATGGAATACCGAGCTTCTGCTTCATTTCGACTTTGGTCATCAGCTCAAGCTTTCCGTTACCGTTGAATTTGCGTTGGATCTGCGTTAGCTCTGCGAATAGCTTGTTGAGGATATTCTCTCCAATAGCCTCTTTGTCAAAGCTAAGCATTTCATCAGGGTCGGCGTATTCACCATGCTCTACCGCCCGGTATGTTCGATAAAGCCTGTCAGCCAGCGTGTAATAGAACTGCGCTCGCTTGTTTCGGAATACATCTCCAATAGTGCGGACGTTATCACCCTGCACAACTTCATCAGTCCATGCCCCAGCCTGATATGGAGCATCTTCGTCGAATGGCGATTCACTACCTTTAAACATTGTTACGGTGACTTTCTTTCCACTGAAATAGTCTGTTATCTGTCGACGAAGCCCTGCTCCAAGTCCATCTCCATCAAACAGGAAATGATCAACATCATCGATTACCGCCAATGAAGATGCCCAATCAGCACCCTCGTTTATATCCATGAGCAGCCCTTCACATACGCGCTTAACAACTGATCCATGTCGCACTGCATATCCTTTGGCATCTGGGCCGGTGTCTGACGGGTCATGCGCTGCAATCACTGCACCTTTAGCTTTCCATCCGAGCTTAATGTGGGCGTCTGTTGCAGCCTCTAACCATGCAAACTTGATAATAGCCATTTCTGATGCCCCCACCGGTTCACCAAGATACACATGCCGATAAAGCTCGTGATTAGCCTTCTTCATAATCTCCATATCCCTGCGGAGAGTTTCCGGGAACCATGGATTAGCTGTGTAGTTGATCTGCTTGACGATGCAGTAGCGATTACCGTTTTCGTCATAGTCGGGGTATATGCGATTCGTAACAAAGCGCTGATGTGTATCGCTGAGTCTGTTCTTCGGGTTGTATGCAACCCATATTTCCGACTCAACCACTCGACCATACTCAGCGCTGTAGAACTCTTTACGTACCGTTGGGATAAGCGTTTCCCATGAGTCCTTTGATACGTTTTCTGCTTCCTCTACAAGGGCGGCATCGAAGTTTGCGTAACCTTTGATATTTTCCACGTTAAGGCGCAGGAAGTCGAAACTGATACGTCCGCCGCTATTGGCAAATATCTCTGTCTTATTGATAGTCACCAGTGAGTGGAGGTTTCGGCGGTTAATCTCTTCAACAATTTCCGCATAGCATGATTCCTTGATGGACTTCATGTACTCACGAAAACAGATAAGCTTCCATCCGTGATAGATGACGTTATTGAGGAGGATTGTTATGAACGTTCGCGTCTTGGCGGAACCTCGCCCGCCATAAGCTACCTTGAATCTGGCTGGCTGCAGGTATTCCTCAAACGCTTCAGGAATGCTGCATTGCTCTGTCATTGCGTCTCGCTTTTTACAATGTTATACACTGGAGCTTTTGGAGCCATGGAGCCGTCATCAGATGTATGGTTGACGTCCTGCTTCTCTCGCCATTTATCTTTCTGTCTGTTCTTGAGCCAGAAGATGGCGGCAGTTGTATCAGGCGGGTAATACTTCTTAAGCGGAGTTTCGACAATTCTGTTTTCAATAACACGAATATCGATGTCTGGAGCCACGAAGCCCATAGCGCGTTGATAAAGACGGTCACTAACTTCTGCATCAGCGACGGCCTTACCCTTTTTTATGGACTCCGAAAACTTAGGATAATCAAGCTTCCACTTGTTAATAGTTGACTCACTGACTTCAAAGAAATCAGCAAGTTCTGCGTCTGTATAGCCCAGCAAGCACAGTTTGCGTGCCTGTTCGGCATACGCCTCTTGATACTTTGTTGGGCGCGCCATGTTTATGCTCCGGTAGTGAACAGGTCTAACGCTTCCTTCGATTTACGCACCGCTTCGATAGTGCGGGTCGTGATATCCGAATTAGCGCCGCCTGACTGGAAGTGAATTTTGAATAGCTCAAGCTTCAGCTCGTCAGTGCCAATGAACTGAAATGCTTCTTCTGCGGCTGCGTTCTGGTTCATGACCAGTTTGTAAATCTCTAACTGGAATTTCTGTTCTTCAGTCATGGGAATAATCTCTGCCATTGTTGGCTCCGTTTATCCGTTAAAAGGGATATCAGTTAAGTTATCCCGTGTAGGGTATAAGCCATTATCAAAGCCACTCTGTAGGGAATGGCTTTTGTAATAACTACTGTTCGCTTAGCTTCTGCTTCAGCAAGTAACCTTCAAGCATCCAGATTTTGTTTACAGCATTCTGCCGGGCAATCTTCCGACCAATTTCTGCATCAAAATTTTCCGGACTTGCACAGGCACTCTCTCCGGTGACGGTGAAGCCGTTGCGCAGCACCAGGACGCAGAACGTCAGCAGAGAAAGTGATTCGTGCGGCTGGTAGTTTACCTCTCCGCCAGTATGTTTCGCTTTTATGGCTTTGCCAAAGGCACCATCCTCTGCTGTGAAATATGCCTCCTGAGCAATAATTCCTTCGATATGGTCTGGCGTAACGCGCGGTGCCGTTTTGCCTTTCTCAACGATTTCTTTTTCGATTTGCTGGTCGTTCATAATTATGACCCTGTAGAGTGGTTGCTTGATTAGGATGTCTTTCCATCAGTCCGCCACCACAAAGAATCTTTTTTGCCATAAGGCAGGAGGTTCATCTTTCAGTGGCTGCCAGTGTTATTTCCCCACTTACTGGCTTGGGTTGTTTCGCGGTACTTCCGTAACTGGTTGCCCAGAATAAATTCCGGTTTCATTATCAAGCCCACCAGTAGATGGGCTTTGGAATGGCTACTTCACTTTTGCTTTTGCTTCCGCTCGCTTACGCCGGCGCTCTTCTTTCCTCTCGGCTTTTGCCATGTCCATGAATGCCTGCATGATCGAGTTCCGCATCATGTAGCTAACAAAGTGATGATTGACACAGCCGTTTAGGCGCAGCTGCTCGCCAAACTCATCCACCGAGGCCAATGCTTCCATCATGCCCTTCTCGCCTTTCATGAACTCTGAGAAGTCGCGCCCCGCTCTGGAGGCGCATTCAATGACACGATCACTCATCCCGGAAGCCCGGGGATCGTAATCTGCAGCTGGTTAGCCAGGGAGTTAATCTCAGCGACCAACACTGGCTTCGTATAGCGCCATGCCGCCAGCCCTTGTCCGCAGAAACTCGCCATGTCTTTCTTCTGGTCAAACTCATGACATTTCATGTTGAGCTGCGCACTTAAGCTGTTGCGATGCTGAAGTTCTCCGGTGAAGTAGTCATCGAGGACTTTATAGGCCGCGTACTTGAACCCGGGGTTTAACCAAGCCGCATAATCGTAAGCAACAAACTTCCCGCCATATGTTCCACCGTGTACACCGCGCTCAGTAAAAACCACAGATTCGTGGTTTTTCTCCAGCTCGGCTAAGAACTCTTTGGTCTGCTTGTTTCGCAGGTAGTGGTAAGGCGATTCAGATTCACTTTTACCACTGGCTTTCCACATATCAGTGAGGCAGATCATGCCATCTTCACCGATACGAATTGGTTGATTGAAGAGGGTTAATGATTTCATAGCGTGTACCTACTCTTTGAAATGAACCTTTGCCGCACAGGAAACCAGCCCACCGAGGCTCGCCAGCACTAACTGGTATCCTCAAAGGCCCATTCCAAAGGGGCAGGTTCGGTGTAAAAAACATGCGTTGCGGTACGCATTTATTGGAAAAAGCCCCGCATCGCGAGGCTCATTAAATGGACTTTGTGATTTGCAAAAAAATTATTTCAGGCATTGCGTCCTGATGTATTCCTGCAGGTAGTTAACCTGCGCGGTTATCTTGTCGATTCCACTTCGTAGACGGTAATAATTGAGTTCAGCATCTGCTGTAAGTCTTGGGCTTTCTCCATCGCCCATGCTGCTGGCTCCGGTCGTTGACTTTGCACAGGTGGCGGCGACTTGCAGCCGCTTACGGCCAGCAATGACATCGCTATGCAGACGCTCAATGGTTTCTTTCGCATCAGCCAGTTCTCCGGTGTATTTGGCATCCAGTGCAGCGACATCACGCTGGCGGGTCTGCATGTCTTTAATGGTGGCGGTCGCCAGGAGGAGTTTCTCAGTGGCCTTATCGCGCTGGTCTCTGTAAGTGATGGCGTTGTCGCGGTAGTGGTTCACGAAGAAAGCCAGTGCGCCGATTAACGCCAGCACCAGCAACTGCAGCCAGTAACGCTTAACCAGTGCGCTAATCATGACAGGAACAGAGCTCGCTCTGCCTTGCGGCGATTCGTGAGCCCCGGCATCACCTTTCCGCCTGATTTATTCCAGCGCAGAAATTCATCTGCCGCGCCTTTTATATCGCCAGCATTCAGCTTTTTCAGCAGTGTAGATGTGGAAAGAGCACGCGACCCAACGTTGTAAGCGAACGACACCAGTGCGTCGAACTGGCCTTGTGTCAGCTTCACCCTGACAACTTTCAGCACGTCATTCTCATAACCAACAAGCCCTGTTTTCAGAAGCCTGTCAGCGGTTTGCTGGTCGATAGTCATACCGCGCTTTACTGGCTTTCCGTCAACCGGATGGGTCCAGCCATAGCCGATGGTCCACGGCGCATCTCCCGTTCCGGGGTCTGGGTAAGCAGTCAGCCGACAACCTTCAAATTTTTTTATCAGAGCAATTCCGTCAGGACTGGTTTGCATCGTCAACTCCCGCCTTTTTTGCTGCAAGTTTTTTAATAAGATTGCCGATCGAATCGGTGCCGATGTATCCAATAAAGACGCTGGCTATGTAGGCGAGGTTGCTGCTCAGGCCGATAAAGTCCAGAAGGTCACGAACGAACCAGGCAATCATCGCGCACATCAGCGCATCAATTAGCGTTTTTGTTACCGCGCCGCCGTTATAGCGACCACGCAGATACGCCATGATAAAAGCCAGCATTGCACCAATACCCTGCTCCTTGGCGGCAAGTAGCGCAGCGATGAAATCTTGTTTGTATGGCAATTTTTTCTCCCTACGCCTGGCACGCGAATTGACCATGATATTTCCCCCTAAACTCTGAGATTACCAACTCAGCAAGTTCGAGATCATCGAAGTAACCCAACCAGATCTGCTTCTTATTTCTACTTCCGCAAACTCTCCATTTCCCATTCTTAACATCAAGCCTGACGCCCTTTATGGGATTCTTTCCTCCGGATGGTTTGCGTCTGTTATATTGATTTTCTGATTTGGTCGATAATCTGAGGTTTTTAATGCCATTGTTTAATGGGTTTCTATCTAAATGATCCACGTCCATTTCTGGCATGCATCCATATACATACAACCAAGCCAGCCGATGCTCTTTATAGATTTTCCCATCTATACGTATTTGCCTGTAACCAGATCCATTAATCGTTCCAGCTCTTGAGCCAACTTTAATTCTGCGATTGCTGGATTTAACCCAAGTAAAAACCCCTGAAACAGGCTCATAGTGCATAAGGCTTTTCAGGACTTGCTGAGTGATTACCATCTTCATAGTCTCTCTCCTCGCAATAGAAGCGGGAGCTGTGCGTTGTAGAGAAGCGCCTCACCCATTGCGTTTAAGGGGTAAGTGTTTAGCTGTATGGATGGTCGCGAATAAAAAAGCCCACGGCGCGGTGGGCAATAGAGGGTAGTGCGTTGAGCTTTTGCTCTTATGGTCCTGGTAGGTATTTGGTGTGTGGTGACCGGTGCTGTGTTTTCCGGCATGTAAATGAACTACCCGTCGTCGCCATGGTGAGCCTTTACCTCACCATCTAGCTGATAAGTTAGCGCATCAGCCTGCGCATTCACCACAACGATAATTGCACTGCGCCTGTTTCGGTTAGCGTAACGGGATTAACCGGTCACCCCAATGCAATTATCTGTTGTGCAGATACAAAAAAGCCCCGAGCTATTAACTCAGGGCTTTATTTAACGAGTGCATTTATCCATCGTTGAGTCAAATTTACCCAACTTTATTCAAAAAGTCAATATCATGCCGTTAATATGTTGCCATCCGTGGAAATCATGCTGCTAACGTGTGACCGCATTCAAAATGTTGTCTGCGATTGACTCTTCTTTGTGGCATTGCACCACCAGAGCGTCATACAGTGGCTTAACAGTGCGTGACCAGGTGGGTTGAGTAAGGTTTGGGATTAGCATCGTTACAGCGCGATATGCGGCGCTTGCTGGCATTCTTGAATAGCCGACACCTTTGCATCTTCCGCATTCTTTCTCAACAACTCTCCCCCACAGCTCTGTTTTTGATATATCAACCGCACGGCCTGTACCGTGGCAATCTCTGCATCTTGCCCCCGGCGTCGCGGCACTACGGCAATAATCCGCATAAGCGAATGTTGCGAGCACTTGCAGTACCTTTGCCTTAGTATTTCCTTCGAGCTTTGCCACACCACGGTATTTCCCCGATACCTTGTGTGCAAATTGCATCAGATAGTTGATAGCCTTTTGTTTGTCGTTCTGGCTGAGTTCGTGCTTACCGCAGAATGCAGCCATACCGAATCCGGCTTGTGATTGCGCCATCCCCATAGCAGCCATCACATCAGTACCGGAAAGAGAGTCAGAAGCCGTGGCCCGTGGTGAGTCGCTCATCATCGGGCTTTTTGGCGAATGAAATTTAGCTACGCTTTCGAGTCTCATGGCCTTCCCCTTTTTCCCTGTTTGACCATCAGGACGCCGTTAACTATTACGTGACGCTCGCCTTTGCTGTCTCGGTTGTACTTGAGCACTGTTCCTCTTGCGCAGGAAAGCATCCTCGCCACTTCGGTCTGATTGCCTCGTGTCTGGATAAGAAGCTCTGGTATCGTTTGAATTGTGGCGTTCATACGTTCTCCAGTTCGGTGATTTTTATTCCAAGCCGTCCGCCTGGTACTTTCACACCACGAATTACGCGAATGTCATCGAATTGCTCGTCGTCTTCCGCAAATCCGGCGTGGATAAGGGAGTCGAGTAAACCTTTCAGGATGTTGTCGAGGTCGCGGCGGCGGGAGTCTGGAACGTCTGCGATGACTTTGATACGGAGTCGTGATTTGGTGAAAATGTCTAACTTGAGTTGGCGAATGATTTGCTGAACGTCTTTTCGGTATTTCTGGCCTTTATCGCTGATGTAGTATTGGCTTCCCCGTCTTCTCCAGTAGGTATTCAGCGACGGCGGGTATGGAAGCACAAACTGATATTCGTTCATGGTTTAATCTTCCCCTCCTTCAGCAGTATCGCCTGCGTCCTGATCACGCCTTCGAGGTGGTAAAGTCTGGCGTCTTTGTTGTCGAGGTTATGGGTGCGTCGGTCGATCTCCGCGTGGCAGTCGCTACAAGCCCATGCGCCGATCAGGTCGTCAGGTTTCATTCCCGTTCCGCAAATTCCAGCCATCCGGTAATGTGCCAGAACTGTAGTTTCAGGATTGCCATTGCATACGCCGTAAATACGTACCTGACATTCTCTGCCGCGTGCTTCTTTGCGTAGATTGGCCATTAAGCAGCCTCCCCTGTTACTTTCAGCATTCCGTTATCGAGCAGCTTTCTGGTCAGCCACTGTTGACCACGCCCGGTGATTTTTGTGGTGAACGATATCTGTATTCCGTGATTTGTGTTGACTGCTGTTTCTTTCACTGTGAAATAGCCGCGCTCCATATATTCCTGCATTGGCACATTGCGCCGGGAACCTGAAGCAATAAGGATTTTGTGATCGCGCATCCACGCAAACAGTTTGTTTGGACCAATACCGACAACCTTTGCAAAGTTTCCAATCAAAATTCCGCTGGCTTCGCCAACGCGATCGGCAAACTCAACTTTAGGTGCGGCAATTGCGAGCTGGTTTTCCAGTTGCATTTTCTGCTCAGCAAGATCAGCAGCAAGGCGCAACGCTTCTGGTAGCGTTTTGGGGATATTAACCGCAGCTTCTTCAAGCTCTCGCCAACGGTCAACAAGACGAGCGGTGAATTCCGGCGACAACTGAGCGACGACAATAATGCTGTCTCGCTTACCTTGTTCGCCCTCAAAAACGTAAGCCTCTACGCCACGAAGTAATCCTAAGTTATTGATTTTTTCGAAAACCACCATTGGGGGATTTCGGATCACACCTCGAGCCGCCAGTCGTTCAATAGATTGTTTCACCTTGTCATGACGACTTCCCACCAACTCAGCGATTTCAATGCTTGTCATTTTGATGGCATTGCCATTTATTAACTCATTCATCGTCTTCTTCCTCGTACATTGAGCTATTCGGATCGCTCATCAGCTCTGCGCAGCAATCGGAGCACACGTGAACTTCCAGCACATGCAGCTTCTGACCGCAGTTAGCGCACGTTAAAGCCCGCTCGACGCTTTCTTTCTGGTATTGAAGGGATTGGGATGGGCTAAGCATTATTGGCGTCCTGCATCATGAGAAAGACAATCATGGCGGCGCGGAGTGGATTAGACTGATACTGAATTCCGAACTTTTGACAAGATGAAATCGCATCACACCACTCGTGATATTCGCCTTCATATCTCGTATCGGTACTATCAAACATTATGCTGATTTTGTTTTCAGTGATAATTGGCCACGCATATTCAGGATTATTGCAAGGATTGAAGCAATTTCCGTTTGAAGAACGGAAGCCATTAATATCCCTTTTTTGCGTCTGCCAAATAGGACCTCTTTCGTCAGTGGGGATCTCAGAATCGAAATCTGCTTCGTCATCAGGTATGAAGAAATGCTCCTCCATATCTAAAGCCTCACATACTCGCTTGTTAATTTCAAAATCACTTAACTGTGAATAATCCATTGTCATTTCCTCGCACGATGCCTTAGCCACCGGATATCCCACAGGTGAGCCGTGTAGTTGAAGGTTTTTACGTCAGATTCTTTTGGGATTGGCTTGCGTTTATTTCTGGAGCGTTTCGTTGGAAGGTATTTGCAGTTTTCGCAGATTATGTCGGTGATACTTCGTCGCTGTCGTCTCATTCGTACCTCCTGTCGGTAAATCTGACACCCTGACCAATAGCCCATGCTGTTGTGTACTCGATCAGACTTGCCATACGCTTCACGCTCATCTGCGCGCTGCTTTCGCGAATGTTGACGTATTCACCTTCAAGGCCGGGCAAAACATCAGCTTCCTGCTTTGTTGCCACTGCATGACCGCTTATCAACAAAACCTTCCATTGTTCTGGTTTTAACCATTTGCCGCACCATTGAACCTGACTTGCGATATCCGCCAGCAT